CAGGTTCAGTATTTCGACTACATCGCAAACGACGAGAGGTTCATCGTTGTCAAGGCAAGGTCGAAGAACGAGGCGAAGGTAATCGCATGGAACGAATCATGCTACCGTAATCACAGCATCGACCCCGAGACATTCAAGGCATGGGAATACGACGGGCCGTACATCATCTCCCGAGACCCTAAGTTGAGTGACGACGTGATGAAGACGCAGATGCTTCTCTGTGAAGAATATGATAAGGAATACGGGTAATAGGAGTAGTTATGCCTAAACGTTTCTGGTACGGGTTTCTATATTTTGCTAAGACAGGAAAACGCAGTTGGGGCTACATCCTTAACAAGCGTGACTACCACCATGCTCTCGACAGTTATCGTCGGAAGCAAGTCCTTAGGACAGAACAGGATGAGATGAATAACCGAGAGGATTAACTTATGCAGATTTATGAAAAGATGAGAGCGGAGGCAAAAAGGATTCTTGCATACAATATGCGCCACTTTGGCACTCTTGAAGGTTGGCTGAGAGAGCTGAACCTTGACTACGCCCCTATAGAAGTAAAGGAAGTGAGACAAATCGCTTGCTATAACGCCGTCAGGGTCGATGTAGTGTGTCACGGAGTTACTCTCGCAAGCTTCATGAAGATGAACTCGGGATATCCCAAATCTCCATACATCCTCACCCACCTCAACAGGGCTGTGCCGCAGTTTGAACGTGACTGGGAAACAGGCAAGCTTCGTAAAGTTGGCGTATGCACCACGCAGATACTTGATTTCTACTGGGGTGGAGGCATAGGTAAAATACTTTCTGATAGACCTACTGTAAAAGACCTTGCTCCTCTACGGAAACGCCTCCTGAAAGGAGTTGACCGCTTCCGTCGTACCCTTTCCCTCAGTATCGTCGCCTGTCAGTTACGTGAGAAGGAAAACCAGTTCACACCGAAAGAGTGGGACTGGATTAAGGCGGCTCATCGCAATCCCAAGTACGCCCTGCGGATGATTTCTTCATTGAAAGGTAATTGACAATTATATTAAAATTGTCTATATTTGATGACAAAAAGAGGTAAATCATGGGTGTAGACTACAAATGGGGCGGAAGCGCTGGCGGAATCCGTTTTGGACAAGAGATTGACCGTGTCGCCAAGCTATTCGGCGGCAAACGAATCGAGGGAAGCAAGGGGCCCAATAAGTTCGGGCTTCCAGACGGGACAAACCCGTGTGTCGTGAAATTCTTCGACCACGTGTACGGCCCGCTGAGCATTGACGAGACCAAGGAAGTATGGAATGAATTCCAGAAGCATCCTGAAATCGAGAAAATCATGCCTGATATGTGGAACGAGTTCAGGTGCGACGCCAAGTACGGCGAAGGTTTCGAGTTGAGTTACTAAAAGGTGGGTTTCATGGAAAACAGTCTGTCAAGGCAGTTTCAAACGGCTGTTATGGCGTATTTCCCGATGATAAAGCTGGACGAGGAATCTGGTATAATCAAGGCGAAATGGGAACTTAAACAGCATTATCAGGAGTATGTCACCCCGATGAAGAAATACAGACTCCTTGTGGAGGCAGGAATATGCCCGTCAATCTGGTCTACATACCCAATGCTTCTTCCAGTTGACTTCGACATGGAATTCAATACGGAGACTGGCGAAACATTTGTTTCGGGCTTTGTGACGGGTTATCCCGACTGGCCGAAAGTGCATCTTAAAAACATTAAGGAACTGGTGAAGTTCCTTTCGCTTATATTCGATTCTGATGTGTACGGTGCTGTACGTGACTACAAAAAGTTTCCAGAGAAGATTTTAACAAAAGGCAAATCCCGATGAGCAATTTCAACCATCCGTTCACTATTAAAGTCCCTCCTGTTGAAGTAAAGACGCTAGCGGAGTTCATCGAAGCGAAGTACCCAGATATCATGAAGGAATACAAGGAAGAGCTGAAACGGATAACCAAGCTTTCATACGAGAGCCTTCCAGGGGAAATCACCAGTTTCAAGCAAGGAGAACAGGATGTCGGAGAAGCAGAAGGAAAAAATCTGGGGTGATGAACCAGTAGAACATGCCGTGCTTGATTACGATAAGTTGCGGTTCGACCGTGTGTACCCTCCTTCTCTACCTGGCGACACGGCTGCTGACTGCATCCACCGTGCGATGGTCCGTCTGACAGGAGACACTTATTTCAAGAACGACGAAACGGGTGAATACGACCTGATTTCATCGGATGCTCATTACCAGGTGTTCGGAACTATTCCAGCGATAGATGGCGGCTTCGTAATTCCATACATCGACCGCAAGTACATTAAGCGTCTCGGCCTATTGGATTTTGGACGTGCGTTTGCTGAGATGCGTAAGCGTGAAAAACGGCTGTACGAACTGGTTAAATTCGATGTGCCGATGTGCTGGCAGAAAGATGAAACTGAATCTAAATAAAGGATGATTATATGCAGGCAAAATCGACGATACAGTTCAAGTTCGACCCTGACAAGGAATACAAATGTCCCAAGGACAAGGTTGATGCCTTGGTCGAGTTCATCGCACAGCATGTGCAGGAATGTCCAGCACACTGGATTATAATGTCTCCAGACCTATTGGCCGTGCTGATGACGGCGAACGTGTTTTCTCCGAAGCCAGTTGTTTCAAAAGCCGATGAAACAGGTAGGGAATTCGTGTTCCAGCCGACACACTCACAGGTTACATTGAACCTTTACGCATGCGACGGTGAGATGAACGCAGTTGTGTTCCCCGACTATGCAGATAGCCTCCACATACTGAACTGTGGACATCCGAAGGATTTCATCGGCGACATGGACTCTGGGTTAGTCTGGGATAACCTCAAAAAGCTCAAAATGGAAAAGAGGATTATATGATTGAAGAAGCCAAGGATATTTTCAGGGACGAAACTTCATTCTATGTCATAGCGGCAATCAAGAATGGTGATAACGGCTTCATCAAGTTCTGGAAGTCCACTCCGTCTGAGGGTGCATGGGTTGACGACATCTCCAAGTCAAAACACTATGCGACGCTTGGTGTTGCCACCAGAGAACTCCGTAACGAGAATGGATATCTCCGTCACTATGGTAAGGTTCCAATGATACAGGCCCATGTAAATGATGTCAGATTTTCCGTATGTCATGTCAGGGCTGATGTCACTGTGGTTGAAGAGCAGAAGTTTAACGTAGACCGTGCCTATGCACAGGAAAGGGGGAAATTATGATTGAAGATAAGGAAGCGTACATAGCCAAGAGAAACGAGCTTTTAAACGACAGGGAAGAGGTTCTTGAGGCAATCGAGATTGCAGAGGGATACAAGGGTCTGTTGGACAAATACTACGCAAGCAGTCACTCCGACCTAATGCACAAGCTTGATTTGGCGTACGATGCTAGTGACGAAAAATACAACGAGTTCATCAAGGAAGAAACGGAAACGTTTGCAAAAATCACCAAGGAGTTCAGTGCTAACCAGATTGAATGCTGGTTTGCACAGGGCTATGACATGGTTGACCTTGTAAATGCCTACTTGCGTGGTGACTTGGAAAAGTACAAGGAGAAACCCAATGAGCACGAATGAAAACAATGGTTGCGAACTCTTTGACAACTACCTTGCCGCAAAGAAGGCGTTGACTACACGTATCAAGAATGTTCTGGAAATCCTTGCCAAGTTCAATGCGATTGACGTTACTCCGTCCGAAGCGGCACAAGTAGTCGCACAGGAAACCACACAGGTTTCCAGCCACCAGTGGAGATACAATTCAGGCCATGAAACAATCTATTGCGAACATAGTTATGGACACCGTTCGTATGGATGCTTCAAAAAGTGTACGGTGAAGATTCCTGTCAAGTACCTCAACATGACAGACAAGGAAATCTCCAAAGAGAACAGGGAAGCTGCACTTGCCGCACTGGAAGCGAAGAAGGCCGAGATTGAGGCTCAGATTGCAGAGAAGACCAAGTCGATGAGGAGTTATCTGAAAAAGATTACTGCGGAGATTGACACTTTGAAGAAAGGGGATGAATAGATGCAGGACCAGACGATTACATTCCACTGGCGTACCTTCGAGGAAGAAACTCCGCAGTCTGGAAGGGATATCCTTGTCAAGACCCCAGCTTCTCCCCTGTACTGGTGGACACGCACTGCTGTCTACGGGAGGCACATGCAGTTAGCTTGTCATACATACCTCAGCAAAGCGAAGAGGGACGGCCTGCTGTGGTGCTACTGCGACGAAATCGACGAACAGGCGCCCCCCGATTGGGAAGGCGTCTATTACCACAATGGAAGGAGAACCGATGGAAAAGCCTAACAAACTTGTCTGGACGGACCTTGTATCGGACGAGTTGAAAGATATGCTCTTCAACCTGAAATCCGACAACGGGTTTGTCCCGTTAGGAACCGTGGACAAACTTGTCCAGCTTTTCGTTAACGATATCGAACGGTTGGGAAATCACTCTTCGTAGTCGTCGAAGAACAACCCGTACTCCCTCATCCATGCACGGGCCCCGATTTGTTCGGCCCGTTTTTTCATTTCCTTCACGTTGAAATTATACACGTCCCACCAAGGGATTTCAACAAGGAGGAAACTGGACTTTGCACCCATTGCCTGAACGCACAGGTGGTAGAACTCGTTGTCCTTCCCGTTTGATGTAGACGAGATGATAATCTTGCGGTTCGATGCCCCTGACATCATTGTCGGGAAAAACTCCATGCATACTTCTTGTTGGAGTGATTTCGGAACGAAGGCGAATTCGTCCATGTACAGGTAGTTTACCGTGAGGCTCTTGATATCGCCTATGTGCTTGTATGATGTGGCGATAATTCTCGCGTGGTTGCTTTTGTTCCTGATTTCGTACTTGTTGTACTTGATGTCAAGGCCATTATCGAACCATTCTTGCGGCAGTTTCGTCAAGGACAGGGTGAGCTTGGCTATCATGTCTCCTGCCCATTCCTTGCGCGTCGTTACCAGGGCGATGACGCAATCTGGTTCGAACAGGAACCTGTGCATGAGGAACAGAAGCACTTCCGCAGTTGAGCCAGACTGTCTCGGCTGTTTCAGTATCATGTTCGTCTTGTTGCCGCAGATTGGGGGAAGCTGCAACAGGGTCAGAACCTTCCGCTGGTAACCCCTTGTAGAGAGACGTACTATGCCATCCTTGTTCTGGACGTAGGTGAATTTCGCAAGGTCGAAAATGTTGTCCTTGCACTTGATGAAGTCGTTTTTCATGGTTTACCTCGTGTGTTTATTTTTGCCAGTAGACTGAATTGCCGACTGGCCGAAGCATTATTAAAGTATATTTTCTCCAAGTCGGTTGACATGGACGGTATTTTATTCTATATTTCAGGTGAGGTTTATATGAAAATCAGATTACCTAGAATTTACTACATCCTTCGTCACAAGTGGTGGAGCTTTGCTGCCCGTAACTGGCGTGGATGCGAATACTGTAACGAAAAGGTTATTATCAAGCTGCTTGGCGGCGATGTTGACTCGAAGGAGAAGCCGTTGGGGAACCTGTTCAACACGCTTCTCGACAGCGTTCCTATCGGGGAAAACAAGAAGAATATCGCCTGCTATTTCTACCCCAGGCGTGGCTGCATCGAGGTAACCGAGGTCGATAAGGACATGAAGATAACCCCGCTGGAATCCATCTTCGTGCACAACTGCCCAGAATGTGGCAGGGCCCTTCATAAAATCCGTTTCAAGAAGAAGGATAAGAAAGATGACTGAGAAGGAACTTGACCGTATTAAGGCAGAATGGTTTGACCGTGGATGGCGGTGGGGGTTGTTTGTTGGCATAGCCATTGCGGTGCTTGCTGCAATTATAAATTCCGTTTTGTCGGGAGTTGCTTGATGGACTTGGAAAAGGAAAAAGACCGTGTACGACGTGAACAGGGCATAACGGGGTGTGAACACTGCAAGCACTTCGTTGAAACCCAAGGGACGGAGAAGAAACCTGGCTGGAGACAGTATTGCGGCCTCGGGAACTTCAACATCAACCGTGCCAGCTTCAAGGTGGAACAGAACACCCACGGCAAGAACGTGTGCCGTACACAGGACTATTACGAGTGGGAGTTTGCCATTCCCAACCGCTGCCCATTACTCAGGCAAAAGGAGACAAAATGACCGACGCAGAAGCAGAACAGTATTCAATGCCGCTTGTCATCCCCGCAGGAAAACGCAAGATGGCTCCTCCACCGTGCCGTGTGAAACCTATTCCGTACTCTCTGAACCCAGGTAAACAGTACCGCAAGACAAGGAGAAGAAAATGAGCGTTTCGTTCTTCCCGAGTGTTCCGTACCCTGACAAAATCGGGGTCAACATGTCGTATTCATCCTTCGGTGAAGTCAGGCAAATCCTTGCAGGGTTCATCGACAAGGAGTTCGCAGACCTTATCAAGGAAGCTTACAGCGAGCATTTCCCCTCGGATTTCTACACCCGTTACGACAAGTGCTGTGCCCGATTGAAGGAACGTGTTGGCGAAGGGTTCTTCGAGTTTTTCAACAAGAGCGATTGCGACGGCGAGATGAACAAGGATGCCTGCAAGGACTTCCTCGCAGCGATGAAGGGCAAAGACCTTAACGAAATCAAGTGGGACTACCGACGGGGACAGGTAGAGAACATGCTGAAAATGATGCAGATTGTGGTGGATTCCCCGAAGGAAGACGCCGTTTTCAAGTGGTGGTAAAATCTGATACAAAGGCTTAATTATGAAAAAAACGAGGTAAATATGCGTAACATGCTAATTGGATTCGCTTTAGGTATTATGATGTGCGTCCTCCTTGGCAACGCCGAGCATCATCCCCGCAGGATTTCCAGCAAGCTGCCATACCATCCATATATGGAAAGTAATCCAACCTCATGGGGATTGGATTATACACGGGAAGTCATTGAAAGCAACACTAAGGTTCTCTTGGAGAACCAGGCGAAGATTTACGGCCTCATCTATGACAGGTGCGGTTCAAACAGGGATTAAATATACACATGCATTTTAAACAAGAATTCAAGTTCAGGCTTGGCGACAGGGTTATCTACACGGACCCGAAATCAGGTGAAACCGAAGAAGTCACCATCCGTCAGCGAACCCTCATGATAGAGAAGGAAGGACAGAAGGTGTCCTATGTTTGCAGGGACAATTACAAGCGTGTCTCCTACTGGGATGAAATGGCCGAGGAGAACCTTTCCTTTGCTGGTGAAGAACACGGAACGGACGTGGTTGAGGGCGACATCCTTGACGGGCTAGGTGAACATCTCGACATTGGTGACCGCGTGTTCTATGACGTGTATTACAGTGCCAATGGAATCCGTGTTGAAGACCGTGTTCCGAACGTCGATTTTACCTTTGCGAAAGAGTTCGAAATAGACCACTTCAAGATTGACTGGTATATCGAAGTAGGTTACAAAGACGGTAAAGTGGTTGACAACGTTCATAAAGTGTATTACGACCCGCATGTACACGGAAAGCTGACTTTCGAGGACCTGACTGTTGGCGAGAAACGGTATGGAATGCCAAAGGGATTCCCGTTGCAGGAATGGGCTAGGTGTACCCATAAGAGCATCGGCGAGAACTTCGCCCAGGAGTATGTCGCCGCCTTGGACAGGAAGGGTTACGAATTGACTGGAAAGGACGATGCGAAGAAGGCATGGAAAACACGGGACGAGAAAGAGCACACTTTCTATGTAATCAAGCGGTGGCTGACCCATCTGGGCAAGTTCGACGAGGTCGCAAAGCTGATGGACGAAAGGAAGTCGATTGTGAAGAAACATCGGGTGGTTAAACCTAGGAAGAAGAAAGAGGATGCTTCTCTGGATGACATCATGGCTAAGTTGAAGGCTGACCCGTCGTTGCTTGCCAAGGTCAAGGACATGCTTTAAATGCATACATGTAGGCGGAATAATGAACGAACAGACAGAACGTGAAATACAGGGGAAACTCGCCCTGGAGGAATTTAGGCTCCGCTCCATAGCCGAAGCCGTAGAACAGAGCAAGGCAATAGCCGAGGAAATCAAGGCCGTCCTGCGTAAGCACGGGGCATCCCTCGCTGAATGGAATCATAACCTCTATATCGTGCCCCCAGGCTTCGAAGTCTATTCCGTGTGGAACTATCCCAGTGGAGTTAGGTTGGACCTTACCGACACAGGACTACTTACCGAAACAGGGTTGAGCTGCCATCCATACGACTGCGACTACAGAATAATTAAGCCGTTCCCAAAGGAACTTATTAAAACCAGGGAGGAGTGAAAATGGAAGTGAAAGCGATTAAGCCCGATTACAGCTTGCGTGCTCTTGTACATGTGATGGTTCCGAAATTTAATACCATCCAGTGGGCATACATGCCGAAAGCCCGTTTCGTCATACTGTTGGATTCTGCGTGTGAAGACAGCTCTGCTGAAAGGTGGAGGACATCTGACAGGGGAACAGACGAGTTCATCGAGTGCTGGCGTACTGTTGCCGAGGTCAGAGAATATGTACACCGTTTCGACATGGTTGCAGTACCATCAGATTTCCTCCTAAATGAAATTATTCATGGCGGTTGCCCAGCGAAAGTTGATGGTAAGATTGTCGATGAGCTTATGATATATCCTCGCGAGCCGGACAAACTGCTATATAGCATAGCAAAAGGGATAAACAGCGGTCGTATTGCGAGTTGATACCTATGGAGGTGCTGTGATGACTGACATGACAATCAGACTGTATATCGAAGGCAATTACCTGTGCGGCAGACTCTCTATCAATGAGTGGAATGCCCTGTGGGCTCGCTATGAAAACGACCCGAACTCAAAAATCATCGACCACATTGATGATTCCGAGAACGACCGAGACTACGCCATTATCGAAACCACGCTGCAGACCGTGCTTGACAAGGGTGCCGTCATGGACTTGCAGTTCCTGAGAGCAGTAAAAGAGGGCGACAAGTGGCAAACACAGTGTTTGCATTAGAAATTAATACTATTTTATTACATCTTTTATTTTATTATATATTTCAGTAGATACCCCTACACCATTGCAATTATACGAGCCATCTTGCTTAATGCAAATAACATGTCGCGGTTCTATCATTTCTTTGAATGATAGAACTATTGTATATTTACTGTTTAATTCATCTAGTTTTGCTTGTTGTTCCACATTAAATAAGCATCGTTCTCTTGTGACTTTGTTAGCACTTCCAAAAATAAAGATTGGTTCGATATTATATGTTAACATTTTTTTAATATGTTTTTTGTATTGATTCACTATATATTCCCATATCTTATTCCAATATAAATCCACCCCATTTTTAGTTAATTTTGTTGCATCTTTTCTAAATTTGTAATGTACATATTGCACAGTGACTTGGTCATCTATGGTTATACTAAAATTCCAATCTTTATCTTTTTTGAGCTCATAATAATTAAAATTTATTTTATCGTAGTTTTTGACCAAATTATATGCACTGTCAAAATCTAAAATACTCCATGTAAATGGATTTATAAGTTCCTGATTGTAACATTTTGTTGTCATCCAAGATGCGATACAAGTATTTCCTATTAAATTTACCATATATTATACTCTAAGTAATTTTCCAAACTCCATATCGGTACTTTTATCTTTGTATTGCACGTTTCCACCATTTGGGGTAAACGTCAATTCTCCTAGATAAATCTTACCGTCAATTTCGTAGAAATCAACTCTTACATATTTAAAGTCTTTGGATAGTTTGGTAGCGTATTGTAACATCAGCTCCCAATTATAAGGGGGATTATCTAATTTAGAATAATCTGCGGGGTGGTCATTCCTGCTCACAGTTAGCATTGGCTTGAAATCTAAATCGTAATAGTTGAAATGAAGTGTGTTAGTAAATCTTTCAGTAATTACTTGGCAAAATTTAGGATTACCATTAAAACAGTGCACTTTATAGTCTGTTAATGCTGTTTTTCCTTTATTTTCCATATATTCTTCTATGAAAATTTTATGTGGGATGTTCTTATAATGAAGTTCACAGTAATGTTTAAGACTGTAATCTTCATTCATCCATGCATGTAGTTTTCTATATATATCTGATTTATTTATTGTATGTTTATCTTTAATTATGATGTTATATCCGCTCCCGTGATTGCATTTGATTACAAATTTATTTGGAAGTGTATCAAAGTCAATATCTTCTGGTTTATTGTATTCAGCAATTATAGGGATGCAAATGTCTTTACCAAGCTTCATTATTGAATAATCATGAAGGGTAATTTTATCAGCGCAAAAGCTTTTTAGCATTGTTGAGTCGTAAATAGCAAGCCACCATAGTTTTTCACTTAGTGTTTTAGGATTTTTAAAATCCCATGTCTTCTTCATGTATCGTTGATACATGCGTTTTGCCAATGGTAGTTGTGAGATGCAATACTCTTCCCAGGTCATATTACCTCCGCTCTAAACATAGTTCTTCATATTAGCCTTGAACTCAGGAAAATAGTTCAACAACTTGTTGTATATATTGACATAAGAATCCTTGGGTTTTCTTAGCTTTGACATAGAACACTCGTATGTTCCATCTTGTTGACCATGTTGGTGCGGAATGTATACAGACAGCCATCTCATCGTCTTGTTATACATGATGCTGAAACAATACTGCCAGCTTTCATCCGAATATGCCGAAAGTTCCATGAACAGATTTTCGTCGAAGAACCTTGGGTCGGTGAAGGTATGTGCTGGATAAAGGACGCCACCGAACCCGTTTGCTGGTCGAGCTCCTTTCACAATTTTGCCTGCACATGAAGGAGGGTCAAACCTGAAGCGTTTAACTGGGTTCAACACATTTCCGTCGAAACTGATGTCGAACACGCATCCGCCAACGATGATTTCATCAGGGTGTTCAGCATGGTCTTTCAAGAAGGCTGGTAGCCAATGTTTCGGACGAATTATGTCGTCGTCACATACCAAAATAGGGTTATCTGGGTATTTCTTCAATACTGGCATCAGTTTCTTGTGGCTGAATATATTTGTAGGGTGCCATATCAGTTCGATATCTCCATTTTCAATCATCAGCCGCAAGACTTCTGGAAGGTCTGCTTCCTTGTTCGGAAATTCCTTTTCACACAGGACAAGAACCAGATGATACTTGTCCTTCGGACAATCACTTTCCATGATGGAAAAGAACACCCTTGAACAATACTTGATTCGCTTCGGCCATGAAGTCATGCTGACTATTAGTGTATTTTTGTCCTTAACCATCTTCCTACCTTACTATTCTGATTTGTTGATATTTAATCTTCTTCTTGTTCCATTCCAGCCATGCTCCGAACAGGAACTCTGCCAGATATCCGTCAATCCTTCTGTTGGCGTCTGATAGGCCGTTGACTTGGTCGTATACGCTCAATACGTTGAACAACCATAGGCAATACTCCTCAATCAGAGCCCGTTTGCACACGAACATGTTACCAAGACAGTGGTGGTCACCAAAAAGATACTTCTTGCACCATTCTCCGAAACCGTGGTACTTCTTGTCCCCGATATCATCAAAGTATCTGCATAGGATGTACAGATATTTATCAAAGTCCTTGCGTTTGCCATGCTCGTTGAGCCATGTTATAACTGGGCGTTCCTTGCTGTAATGTGCCTTGGTGCAGATAATGTCACATGTTTTCAACATTTCGTTTATCTCTCCCTCCGACAATATCTTGTCATGAGAGTTAACGAAATATCTACGATAATGTTCCAATCCTACGATGTCGTCCTCCACATGTTTCCACAGGTGGTACAATCCAGTAAGTTCACAATACCATGGGTTAAGAAAGTCGATGTTGTCACCGACATGAGGTTTATCGATAAAGAACTTTGTCCTTATCTTGTCAAGCGGCAGGAACTTGTTCTTTGTGCTGCCAACCACATAAATTTTCATTATACTTCCGCCTGTTTCTTACCGTCTGTAGATGCTTTGACATCTTGGTTCATTTGAGCATTTTCTTCTCTCAATTTCTTGGCGTATGCTTGGTATTGAGACTCGAATTCATCCTGTTCGGCTTCTTTTTTCTTTTTTGCAGTTTCCGCTTTCAACTTTTTTGCGTAGGCTTGATACTTGTCTTCGAACTTTTCTCGTTCGTCCTTGGTGAGAACAGTGTTCTGAATGAACAGTTCGGGCCTCCTGAACTTCGGGTCTGCATATATAGGACTTGGGTGGCCGTTTCCGAACTTGAAGTTAGGCATTGCCTTTTGTCTAGCAGCATACTCGGCGGTATCTCTTTCAACCTTGGTCGGAAGCCTAGGGTTTGTAACGGACGGGATGCCTACATGGGGTGCGGTCTTCATTTTCTTCAAAAGTTCATCAAGGAAGGCTGACATATTTGATTTCTCCTTAGATATTGCTATATTGTAGTTTATACTATAAACTGAAAAGGTAACGTAATCGAGTCCATATGATAGAGACGCTTTGCTGGCTTTCGGGTATCCTCGGGGCCTTCTTCTTCGCAATCAACCTCGCCCCCCAGATAGTCAAGTGCTACCGAACCAAGTCGTGCAAGGACATCAGCCGCATGTTCCTTGTCTTCGCCTTCTGCGGGAACATATTCAGTGCAGTGTTCGTATTCTACACGAACATAAAGACAGGGCTGTGGCAGTATCCAATCTATTTCAATTACGGAATCGCCACGATTCTGACCGCAGTCCTCACAATTTTGAAGATTCGCTACAAATAGGGCTTGACAGACACAATTTTATTATCTATATTTTAAGCAGGAACATACAAACATACAAAGGATGCCAACAATGAAAAATACTGCGATTGAGAACTTCGGCGACCTCCAGCCTGGATGGACGGTCAAGATGGTGACCAGGGACCGTGCTGGGGGAGTAGTTGGGCTCGTGGTTGCTGTCGTCAAGAGAGTAACCAGGGAAAAGTCGTCTGGATATATCAAGGTTACATTTACGGACTATCTCGACGTAAACAATACGGAAGGTGTTGTCAACACTCATACGCTCAGGCTGTGCAAGGGTGACCTCAATGACAGAGAATGCACTTGTGACGGTATGTTCAGTCATACAATTACCCGTTGCACAAAGGCCGCATACAAGGAAGCCGCCAGGAAACTACGGAAGCGCCACCGGAGATGGGTATCAGAGTTGTCCACGAGTCTGGCCAAGGCGAAGAAGGATGTCGAGCGTTTTACCGTGGCACTGGCGGAAGAACGTAGGCGCATCGAAGCCCTCAACACTCGGTTCGGAATCTAAGGGGGTCACTATGGAGAGAGAAAAATCCATCAAGGCAGTTTGCACCAGCAACGAGTACAACCATTGGGGAAGGACTGACGACCCCAAGGACTTGACCGTCGGTAAGGAATACGTGGTTGACTACGTGGTTATCCACGGAAGTTACACCCAGACAATCCTGGTAGGAGACCAAGAGCACGCATACAACTCGTGCAACTTCGATTTCTTCGACAAGGACGGCAAGGAAATCGACATCGTTGAACATTTCCGATTCAAGCTCGGCATGCACAGGTGCTAGATTAATGTCGCCTGTAGGCCATGAAACAGGCTATGAAACAGGCCATGTAAATAATTCATAAGGAGATTATCACAATGTTCTATATCGAAAGAAGCTGCACGGGGCCTTTACTGTGTAGCGACACTCATTACTGCTTGGGTATGGATTCTGAGGGTCTCGGATGGTTCAGTGACGGAAGCAAGGCTATTGCCTTCCCGACCAAGGAGGAAGCAGAGTCGTTCTGCAAATCGCATAAGTTGAACCTTGACGCTGACAAGAATGGCTATGAACCCCGCTATGTCATCGTGGAAGAACTCCGTCTTCCCGAGGTGAAGGATATCGCTGACAAGTACGGGTTGCTTTCCCGTGACACCGATGTTTTCATTACATGGGGTGCACAGGATTACAGGATACGTATCGTCATGAACACCGACGTAGTGGCATCACCCCATCATCAGCATTACGAATACGTGGTCGGGGCGAGACTTGTCAAGACAATTCATGGCGGTAATGCCTCAAAGGCAATCATCGAGGAAATTCACAACCCGAGTTACAAGCAGCTAGACGAGTTTGTCGCAAAGTGCGTACGTGAACATAAAGTTGGTGCTGTACCGCAAGGAGACTAAAATGACGACAAACGCACCGAACAAGTGTAAACCATTGAAGAAGCCGAAGAAGGCTTCCCCTGCACCTCCCCCGATGAAAGGCGTGCGTGTGCCGTTCTTGGACATCTTTGCACTGCAGGAGGAAGTCAAACGGCTCCGCATCGAAAACGAGAATATCAAGAAGGGATTGCCAGTATGGAGGAAGGCATCTGGTCTCGACAATGTCGGCGACAACACATGGTGCATCCTGTACAGCAAACTATACGGCATCGGAATCGGGTATTGGAGCACCCGCTACGGATGGATGTTCCACAAGGAGAACCTCATCCAGACGGACAGCGTGACGCACTGGATGCCATTCCCAGATGAACCAGAGGATTAAGCACAAAAAGGAAAAGCTTCCAACAAAATGTTGGAAGCCTTTTTTACACACTGTTATGATTGAGTTAGAACTCTGGCAGCTGGTCAAATGATTTGTATCCAGTTGCAGCGTCCAGAATTTTTAGCATTGAATCAGGATTCCATCCGATAATGTCGGTGACTATGTTGATAGTCTGCTTTGAAACGCCTTGTTCAATGAGCTTGTCGTACATTTCGTCCATGGTAAGTTCATGCTCCTCATCCTCCTCTGTGCCGTCAACTGTTTCGGGAGGAGTGTCCGTGTGCTCATCTAGCTCGTTCATATTAGGGTCGATATCTTGGGTATCGACGCCATCGCCTACACCTTCCATGCAAGCATTTGTTGTTGAACTGTCATCATCAAGTTTCTTGTACAGCA